CGCCAGGAGTCAGACCACTGCTGCATCTGTGCCTCTCTCCATTGCTCCTTTTCCTGAGAATATACTGAGTCATAAAAATCCCAAAATGAAACCATTGAATATCTGCTACCAGAAATAATCTCTTTAACCCCATGGATATTCTCTTTTCCTCCTGGAAAAATTAATAAAGATCCCAGCTTTGGCTTTATTTCTAGATTATGATCTAAAAAGGATAGTTCTCCTCCAGCATAATCATCATTAAGATAAGCGATAGCCGCATACTTATTTATTTCAAAATGACTGGGGCTACCGTCTTCATTGGTATTATCTGAATGAAAATGACCTAACGCCCCTACCCCTAATTTATGCATATGGATAGTGTTTAAAGAAATGCTTTTTTCAAAATAGCCTTCTATGACATTTTTAATATCCAAGGCAATTTTTTTGCAAAAATTTTCTGGAAGATTAAAGGTAGACAGTTGCTTATCTGGATCAGGAAAGTGTCCAAGCCTATAGGCATAAGAGGCTGCATGCCCCCAACCATCATCCTTGCTTTCAATATAGTTAATTATGTTTTTGCAATCATCTTCACTAAAAAAATTTAGAACTTCTATTATTTTATTTTGTTCTATTCCAGCAGTTCCATTTAAATTTGGTTCATCTTTATAAATAACTGTTGATAGCTTTTGCATTTTTATGTTAACTATAATGTAGGCATATTTTTATGAAGGATCTTCTTGCTTTGGCTTGTGAGCCATAATTGTCCAAAAGAATGGAACTGTATATCTTATTCCAGAGATTATCTCTGATACACCATGAATATAATTCTTATCTCCAGGGAAGAAGTATGCTGCTCCAGCTTTTGGCTTAAACCTAATTCCCTGATTTGGGAAGTATAGCTCTCCACCTTCGTAATCATCATTAATATAGAAAAGTCCAGCTATGTCATAATGTGGAAAATCATTTGGCTTTCCTGCATCTGGACCATCATGAAGCTCTTTATCTGCGTGTGGCATTTGAAGTTGGCCTGGCAACCAACGTACCATTGCTGGGCTTGTTGGAGATGCATCAACGCTAAAGAATTTGTCTACCTCAATCTTTAGTCTTTCAACCATTCCCTGAATAATTATCGGGACTTTTGGATCAACCTTTTCTATAGTTGGGTTAGTGGCAACACGGTTAGCCCAGTACCCTGAGTCATAGATTACTGTTCCATTTTCATTATAGTGAGTCTCTGTTACGTCCCAACTTTCATTATTCCTAATAAAATTATTTAAATATGAGATTTCATAGTCTGTCATAAAGTTTTCTAGCGTAACAATATTATCTGGAGAGTCTCCAAAGAATCCAGACGGGGTTATTGAAACCATATCTGTTACACTCCTGTTAGTTAAATCATCCATTTAGCACCATTCCTATTCGTATTTTCGTTTTTCCCAAACATCTTTTAAGTATACACCACCATTTGGAACTCTATACTTTTTAGAGTTTTCCATATTTTTTTTCATGATGGATAATCCAGATTCCTTTACATATTCTGATGACCAGTCTTCTCTTTTAAAAGGCATCATCTGAGCATATGGCGTTCCTGCTGGTAAAACCCCTGTCCATTCTTTACTAATAAAAAATGGAATTGTTCCAGGTAAGTTTACCTTATCGTTATCAATTACCCCACTAGTTGTTAAAAATGGCAGGTCATATCTATCGTAAGGTTGTGAATAAAGAACGCTATACCCCTCTGGTACCTCTACAGCCCAGTCTGGATACCAAGCAAAATGCTTTTCGTGATATCCAAGTGGGCCATCAAATTGTGGCATTTTTTCTCTACTCTGTATAAAATCTGAATACTTTACATCTAGAACCTTTACAGAAATTTTTTGATTTTTATCAAGAAAAAACTCTATATCGCACGGAGTCTTGTATACATATCCAGTAGTTAGAATGTCATATATTGCAGGGCAGGCCTTCCAAGTTGGAACCTTGCCACCATCTGGACCAACATAGCTATCTCCATGTGGATTTTTATAAAATCTGTCTGCTGATATATACCACTCTGGCAAACTTTTAGATGTTGGCTTTGGGGCAGATGGATCCTCTTCAGAAAGCCATGACCGATTTGATATAAATTTAATTTTTGGCATTATTTTCAACCTTCATTAAAATCTTTTTAGATTCATGATTGCCAACTGGACACTTATTGTGATCAACTGCATCTCTATAAAAATGTGTCCACTCTCCCTTTGAGTTCATGGCCTGAGCAGCTTCGGCTCGTTTTGACATATTTTCATACCAAGCATTTGTTTCGTATGGTGGTCTGCCCCCCTTAATCTCCAGCTCATACTCCTGAATTTCTGATAAAGATATTGGCAATATTGCTGCGACGGGAGTGTTGGCTGGAATTGTTATTTCAATATTAGGTTCTGTTATCATCCAGGCTATTGGTAGCTCGTTTTCTAACACTGATGTGCTTATTAGGGTAGTCATGCATTGAGCACCCCGAATAAATTGATTTGGAACTGGCATTGTTAGCAATGTAAGGTTTTCCTCATTTTCTCCAACAAAAATAAGGTCTGTGTGAAAACTAACTGTTCTATTTCCACGCCTTGACATTGCATATTTTTCACCAGATAAGATTTTTACATGGTCTGGTGTTGAATCATTTATTCCATCCCAAATAAAAGTAATATCTTCTGGAAACGATATCCCCCAACCAAGTCGATTAGACAAAGATACTGGGAAACACTGGTAGGCATGCCTGTCAAAGGTTATGTCCATCCAATCACGATGCATTGGTAATTGATCAATAGACACAAGACTATGTTGAGTATAGGCTGTTACCTTTTTCACTAACTACCCGATTCTTCGTAGAACTTTGGATTATGATACTTGTCTGAATAGTCAAGCATTGTAACAATAGAATTTTTAGTTCCTGACTCTACTGGAAGAGATTTATGTGGATACATATAGTTGGATGGAAAAATAAACAGATCTCCTGCTCTTGGCTTAACCTTTAGACCTTGTAGCCTAAACTCTAGCTCTCCACCTGTATAGTTATCATTTGGGTATGCCACCAAAGAGACTACACAGTTATAGGAATATCCGTGATCAGAATGCTCTTGAAAGTGCTGTCCTGGACCATACTTAATAAAATTCATGGCTTCCCAGTACCGCAATTCTCCGATATTAAATCGTCTTGCATAATCTTTTACTGCTACTACTTTTCTGTCATAAAGGTCTTGCCATAAACTCTGTAGCTTCTGTGATGCCTGAGACTGATCGTGCATAATGTCTGTTTTCTTATACTTAAAATCGTAGCAGTCCCTATATTCTGGCATTTTCATTCCATAGCCAACCATGGCTTCCATATAATTATAATAGTTTGACTTATCATCAAGAACTTCTTCTAGCCTCTCGACAATGTTCATATCTGTTGGAATAACATCGTGGTATACAAAAATACCAGGAGACAGCTCTTCTACCGAAGACCATGTTTTTTCAGGAATGTGATAATAATCTTGGATTCTTTTATTTACTACGTTAATATCTTCTGTGTTTTCCATTTTTTTCCAATCAGTATGTTAGTTTGTTAGAATCTTCTTGTCTATATGGGAAGAAGCGAAGACCGCCCCTGTCATTGTAGTCTGTCATTACCACAACCGAGTATTTTGTCCCGCTTTTCATTGGCAAGGAGGCGTGTTCATAAATATATGTAGATGGGAAAACAAGGATATCTCCCTGCTTTGGTTTAATTGTTAAATTGAACCTTGGGAAAAATAGCTCTCCACCCTCATAATTGTCATTAAGATATGCTACCACAGAAACTGTAGTAACGTATGCTGGCCCATGATCAGCATGGATATTAAAGTGCTTTCCAGCTCCTTCATATTTTACAAAGTTAAAGGCCTCATAGTATGAAATTCCAACTCCCCAGTAACGGCCATAGTCTTGTACATTTGGGTGAATTGCATCAAACATTGACTTATGCATGTCGTATAGTTCTGAGTTTTCAGCATTCCTTGGACCATAGCTAGTGCTATTAATTTTAAAGTCTACGCAGTCTCTAGCATCTGACATTATGGCATCTGACTCAGTAACCATTGCACCTTGCCATCTATAGATTTGGCTGCTACTATTTGTTAGTTTTGACTCTAATGTATTAATAGCCTTGTTGCAGCTATCGACAGAAATGCCGTTATTATATACGTTAATTCCTAATGCTGGATTTGAAACAGTTACCCCGCTAGAAGTTAGGCGATCTGCCATTCTATTTTTATCGGTTTCTGATCTATCTTTTGTCAGCCAATCATTTGAATCTTCTTGTCTCTGCATAACATAATTATAGCACAAACCCACTGGAAAGAAAAATCACCAAGTTAATAGATTTTGCTATAGGTCCTAGCAGCGAGGAGGACATCCACCTACAAACCTAGGTGGGAAGAACGGGAACCTAGGTGGGAAGAATGGTGGGAAGAACGGGAACCTAGGTGGGAAAAACGGTGGGAAGAACGGTGGGAAGAACGGTGGAAAGAATGGTGGGAAGAATGGTGGGAAGAACGGAAAGAACGGAAAGAACGGAAAGAACGGAGGAAAGAATGGAGGGAAAAAAGGCGGGGTAGTTATTACTGTATTAGAATATTCAGACCACTGGCTTAAACCATTTGTATTTTGTACACGAACACGGTATGCCTGGCTAGTGCTTCCTTCTTGGAGAACTGTGACTGACGTATTTGTGGTAGTATTTGCTTTTGCGTCTGTGCTCTCCCAGTAATAAAGAGTAATGGCTCCTCCTCCATTTGCTGGAGTAGTCCAGCTAACAAAGTCTTGATCAACCTGTGCAGTCGCAGATGGAGGAGCTGGAGTTGCTGGGACTGTAGAAATAAAAACACTTCCAGGTACAGATCCTGCAGAAGTTCCAGCTGCATTTGTTGCAGTAACTACAAAAGAATATGCTACTGCAGAGTCAAGTCCTGTTACTACAATTGGGGATACAGATCCATTGGCAGTTCTGGTTGACTGTCCAGACGCTGTAGCTGTAACAGTATAAGATGTTGCTGGTGGTGAATTTTCTGGTAGTTCAAAAGATACAGAAGCTTGTCCATCATTAAATGCTCTATCTTGTGGAAAGTTAGTAGCTACAACATTAATGGGTGCGAGTGGCTCAAGAAAGTCATTTTGTTGTGAAGACTTTCCGCCTGCTTCTTTCTTTGCCATTATTCTGTCCTACCTTTAAGCCTTAAGGTCTCCATAGAGAATCCAATTATTTGTTCCACGCTTTAATATTGTAGCAGATGACCACTGTGTACGTAGCTTATTTCCTGGAGTTCTATTTACCGTCACTCCAGTATCTCCAATAATAGTTACCTCTCCAGTTCCAGTTGCAATAATATCCATAGATGCTCCGATTGGCCATGCTAGAGCTGTATTAGTAGGAATTGTAAATGTTATTGCACTGCTAGAGTTCATCTCAACAATATTATCTTGATGGGCTAAAGTATCTAGGGTATAGTTTGAAGTTTTTTCTACAAATGTAGTAAGTGATGGAACCCCCGCTTTAGTCTGAGTTCCATCAGTAAAAACAACTCCAGAGGCGGTTAGGTTGTTTACCTGCAAGTCGTCAAGAGACCCTTCTCCAAAAGCTACAGTCGTTGCTGGCTCAGTAGTTACGCCCTTAAACAGCTTCCAGCGATCATCTGAAACATCACGGACAATTCCAGAGTGCTTTGTTGCTCCATCGTTGTACCCTACTACAAGGCCAAGGTCTACAGTGTTTGCAGCGTTTTGATGTGCAAGCTGGAGCATGTTATCTTCAATTGTAATGCTAGTCGCAGATGCTGCAAAGTTTGTTCCGTTTACAGTAAAGTCTCCGTCTACAACAAGATTTCCGTCAACATCTACGTTGCCAGTAAAATTAGCTCCTGAAAGGCTTGCCTTAGCATCTAAAGCTGCCTGAGTATCTGTAGAAATTGGCTTATCTGCATCTGAAGTATTATCTACGTTTCCAAGACCTACGTGTGACTTAGTTACACCAGAAACAGTACCAGTAAAAGTTGGACTTTCTTTTGGTGCTTTTAGGGTGTCCAGATCATTAATCTGTGTCTGAACTGAGGATGATACTCCATTTAAATATGAGATCTCAGTATTGCTAACATCTCCAATTGAGGTGGTACTTGGTAGAGATACTGTACCACCAAAAGTTGGGTTATTAATTGTTGCATAGGTTATAGCTGCAACTCCAGAATCTAGCTTATCATCAATCTGATTTTGAATAGATGAGGTAACTCCATTAAGGTGACCAATTTCGCTAGAAGAAACATCTCCAACTGACGTTGTTGTTGGAAGAACTACTGTTCCAGTAAAACTTGGAGAGTTTATTGGAGCTTTATCTTGGACATCGGAGGTTAGGTCTCCTAAATCAGACTGTAATGTTTCAACATCAGTAGCGATGCTCCCAACCTGAGTGGATAAATTAGTAATGTCGCCACTAAGATCATCTGATACAGTTTGAATCTGAGCACCTAAATTAGTAATATCTTCATCAACGTTATCAGATAAAGTTTGAACCTGACCAGACAAAGTGTCAAGATCGTCAGCTACTGTATTAATTGATGATAAAATTTCCCCATCTGCTGTTTCAAGAGTGCTTGATAAAGATGCTATTTCACTATCTACATATCCTTTTGTAGATGCGTGAAAGCTGGTTGTAGGGTCCGCTGAAAGAGTTAAGAGTCCAGTCATTGTATCTCCAGACTTACTTACTTTTGTACCAATTTCTGTTGAAACAGTAGTAGCAAAGTCTGGGTCGTTTCCTAAGGCAGCAGCTAGCTCATTCAAAGCATCTAGAGTTTCTGGGGAGGAGCTGACTAGTTCGGAAATCGCTTCAGCAATTCTAGCAGTTACTGTATTTCCAGCAATTCCAGTTACAGTTACATCTCCAATAACAGCATTTACATATGCTTCCGCATTTGATTCTGCAGTATCAGCGTAGCCTTGTGCTGTAGTAGCTAGGTCAGAAATTTCCTGATCTACGTATGTGGTGGCGGCCTTTGAGTTTAATTGCTCCTGAATACCAGAAGTTACTCCATCAAGATATCCAATTTCAGTATTGCTCACACCTGAAACAATGGCCTGTTTGTTATCTAGTTGAGCTTGAATTGCAGAAGTTACGCCATCAAGATATCCAATTTCAGTATCGGATACTCCAGTAACTTTATCTTGCTTACCATTAAGTGAAGTTGAAATAGTTGTTGCAAAATTGGCATCATCGCCAATAGCTGCAGCAATTTCATTAAGAGTATTTAGTAGGTCTGGGGCACCATCAATAATTTGGCTAACATTGGCAAAATATGAAAGGCCTGTCCATGCGGTCTCACCATTACCAATTTTGAACTTATTGGTATCTGTTTCAAAGCCAATCTCTCCAGCTCCAAGAGTTGGGTTTGCAGAAGTCCACTGAGCTGCGGTACCTCGCCTCTGCTGCATCCTTGTTGCCATCTATTGACTCTCCTTATATGGCATTATTTCAAATAGCCCATAGTTTATAATTATATCATTTATTTAGCCATATTTTATGGCATTCCAGCGT